TCCTGGTCTATAACCGAACTAAATAATACTATGCCATTAATCCATTCTACATCAAAAAAAGCGTTCGGTGAAAACATTGCCAAGGAACGTGCCGCAGGTAAACCTATTAAGCAGGCCGTGGCCATAGCCTATGCTACTAAGCGTGATGCTGCTAAGAAAGATCATCACAGCAGCCACAGTTCTAAACGCAGCGATGACTATCACAAAAATGTTGTAGGTCGTAGTGCAACTAAGATGACTAAGTTGGAACAGAACCGCAAGGGTATGGACACAGGTAAGATGTAATGGCAACAGCAACACAATTAAAAGGCGTTTATAGATTAAACCCCTCAAAGATGATTACAAAACAAGGCTCGAGAGAGTCTCGTGCAGCATTGACAAGGTCGCCCAATGCTAAGAACTCAGTTAAGAGACCAGTTAAAGGAAAAACAAAATGAAAAATTCTACACTGGCCCGCAAGCCAAGTAACGATATGAAAAAAGATCAAGGCAAGTATATGCCTGTTCGTAAGAGTGACCAAAGCGGCGACGGTGAAGACTTTGCCTTTAATGGTCAAATGGGCGACGGTGTGAACCGTATGTCTAATCCCTATGCCAAGAACCAATGGTCGGGCCACAGCAATGATGGACGTGACGTAAACTTTGGTCGCGGCCCAACAACGGGTAATGCTAGTTCAGCGCCTATTCAAAGCAACAAGCCTGTTAACAAAGACAAGCATAAGTTGACCATTGCCACTGCCAGCCAAGGTATGAATATTGGCACAGGTTATCACTGCCCTCCAGTTGGCAATCCAGATAAGATTAACGTAGGAATGAAGTAATATGAGTTTAACAGTTGTTGGAAACACAGTAAAACTAGCACCTAACGCCAGCGCTACAGCCAACGTGGCCAACGTTGCTACACAAACAACCACATTCCACGTATGCAATGCAACATCCAATGTATATGCTTACGTGGGAGTATTCAGCACTTATGCTGCTGCTGCCGCTATGGACTATCCATCAGTAGGCACAGACGCAGGCGGCGTTGTTCTAGTGCCTAATGAAAGTATGACCATCGAAGGTAACTTTGGTCCNGGCGCTATTGCCAACGGCACTGTATATGTAAGTGCTATCACAGCAAGTGGCACAGCCAGCGTATTCTTTACGCCAGTGGCCAGCGGATCGATATCAGTATAAGGATCGATATGAAAGACGCAATGAAAAAACACGGCAAGTGGATTCAAGNGGCCATTGGTAAGCCAGGTGCATTGCACCGAGCCCTTAAGGTCAAAGCCGGAGAAAAGATTCCTGCCAAGAAGCTAGAAGTAAAGAGCACAGACACACCGCTGATGAAAAAGCGTAAGACGCTGGCCAAGACATTAAAAGGATTTAACAAATGATTAAGAACCCAAGTTATAGCGGCAAAGTTCGCATCAATGAGGAAAGCAATACCAACAGCTGGAGTTGCGAGAACCTAAACCACAAAGACAATGTCAACGTTGCACAAGGTCCACGCACTGGTAACCCCGGCACAATGAGCAAACGCACAGACTTTGTTGCCGGTAAACAACAACGTGCTCCATTGGCTGATATGGTCAACGCCGCATTTGCCTCACGTGGTAAGAGCCGAGAAGAATATATCAACAAGGCTGACCAAGTTGGTGACAACGTAGAAGTTAAGTTTAAGCGAAAGTAACAGCTAAGTATTCTTGTCGCTAGTGTTAACAGCACGGACAAGGATGCCCAGCGTAGGAGTTTTTGCTGTTTCCTCTACGCACTGAAACAGCCAAATTGTCCTAGTGACAAATTTTATTGAAAAGGAAAAGAAATGAAAAAACCCGCAGATATTAAACCCAACGTATGGGACACTCCTGATATCAACGCCGAGCCCACAGCTCCGGCAGAAATTAAAACCTCACAGCCAGTTGAAAACCGATTATTCGATCGTGTTGATCCCAACAGTTTTAAACCTGTTGAAAGTCAATTCGATCTAGAAGGTTTGATGAGCGACTTCCCCACAGCCAAAGAATTAGAAAAGTTTATATATGACCGAACTGGTTACAGCGTGGATCTAAAAGGTCGTAGCAACAAGTTCAAATATTCCACAGCACTAGATATATTAAATGGTGCAACACCAGATTCAATTTTGTTGAACAATGAGAATCCATATTTGGATAAGAATGAAATGATTCCTGTGGATGAATTGAAACCAACACCTCCTCCACCAAAAGATGTTTGGGGACACGGTGTTGCAATTACATTCCTAACACGCACATTCCCACATCCAGACAGTGATTGGAAAGCTTCGGGTCAAAAATGCGACGTTATGTTTCGCAAGTATACCAACAATGCCATTACCTATGAGATCTTAGGTCCTATTGCACAACGTGCCGTGGGCACTCGTGTAAACAAATATGGCAAAGAAGTGCCAGAGAAATATACTTGGGTCGATCCACGCACCGGCGAACAATTGATTCGCACCAGTATGGGACAGTTAACTCCGATCGGTGCTAGATTAAAACTGTATATGCAAAAGCAAAAAGTCAATAAAACAGATGCTTGGGCTGCTTGGATTGATCGCGATGTTATTTTAATGGATGATAATCTAACCGATATGAACAATCCTTGGGGTGAAGCGTGACCACTGCTGAAGACCAACGTCGAGCAGAAATTGCCTACGCAGCTCAGATGGGCGTAGACATTCCCACTGCACGTCAGATGTTGGCCAACAAACAAGTGCAGGATGTTAAGATAATGCAAAAGGTCAATCGTGTGCATCGCGATGCCTTTGCAGAAAAGTTTCCTGGCCAGGTCGAACATTGTCTACGTTTGGTCCTGGAACGTTTACAAGCAGGCCTAGATAAACGCAGCAACGTAGACATTGCCAATCCTACAACTTGGATCTTAAGCACAGCAGAGATAGCCGATCTAGCTGAAAGCGCAGAACGATTACATAATATCCGCAGGGAGATTTAATGTTAGATCCTGCATTGCTGATGCGCCGTGCCCTGCGCTATGTCTGCGATCAACATCAATTGGATCCTAAGAATCTGCATCATATGCATTTTGCTGCCAAACAACAACTAGAAGAACTAGTTGTGGCAGTGCGTGATGATATGGAATACAATGCCTTAAAATACTTTAGGCCATTTGGACATCAACGCAAGTTCTTTGACACTTATAAGTCGGATCGTAGAGGCATCCTAGCTGCTAACCGTATTGGTAAAACAGTCAGCACTTGCTATGAAACAGCAATGCATTTAACCGGCCGTTATCCTGCTTGGTGGCAGGGTAAACGCTATGACAAGCCTGTTAACGTAATGGTAGCAGGTGAAGGATGGACACAGGTTGCATTGGTTCTGCAGAATGAATTACTGGGCAGCAATGACGTTAAGATACAACATAACCTAGGCACTGGTGCCATACCCAGAGATTGCATAGTATTCGACACAATGCGTAACGATGGCGCAAACTGTTTGGGCGTGGAGATCAAACATAGTTCAGGCAGCAACAGCTATCTACTGTTTGCCAATTACACACAAGAAGTTCGTCAAATGCAGGGTTTCAAATTAAACATTGCAGTGTTCGATGAACAACCACCCGATGATTTCTTCAGTGAAATTGTAACTAGAACTGCCACAACACAGGGACAAGTGCTGTGTTCGTTTACGCCATTAAAAGGTTTGAATGGATTAGTCTCTAAGTTTTGGCACAATGAAGAAGGTTATCAACACATAAGAGTCAGCTGGGATGATGTTCCGGAATACGATCCTTGGGGCGAACCATTCCTATTGATGGAGACAAGGAGACAGCTTGAACGAGATTATTTGCCACACGAACGCGATGCTCGCCGTAACGGTGTGCCTGTTATGGGTAAAGGAGCTGTGTTCCAAATTCGAAATTGGCCAACTTACAAAACAACTGATTATGACTTTCGCAACTATATGGGTCTTAGGCGTGTTATTGCCTTGGACTTGGGTTTGGTCAACGATAAAACCGTAGTCAGCTTGATGTATTGGGATCCGAATATTCGCGAAGCTTGGCTACATACACAGATAGTTGTCAAAGGCACGGAAGAAGCCAATCCGATGAATTACATTAATCATCTAATGCGGCCCGAAGTATTTGGCACTCCTATTGTATTACCTCCTGACGCTGGCACTCCGGGACGCTACACAATGAATAGTATGAGCATACGCCAATTATTTGAAGAATATGAATTAAACGTTTATCCCGATCCCATAATGAATCCGCCAGATGAGCAAGGACGCAGGACAAACCACAAATCTTTTGGTGTGAATATGATGCGACAAATGCTGGAGCTGGGCACACTGCACATCAATGAAAATTGTGTGGAGTTCTTACGTGAAGGACAAAACTATTACGCAGACGAAAAGGGACGATTCAGCGATCCCGATGACTGCATTGACAGTGCTCGTTATGCATTATTGGCTTGTTTGAATGATTGGGCAGAAGAATGGGATAGTCGCAGTCCCACACAACGCTTTAGAGATGCTAGACATAATATACTAGCTCGTAAAGCACAACAGAATCAAGACAAGCCCTTGTGGAAACAAGCGTGGAGTCCCGAAACCGGCACCCTAAGCTGACGCTAAATAATCTATAGCCAACTGGAAATAATAAACTATGCTAGATATAAAAAATGTTGTAATCTCTAATCTAAATGGCCACACTGGAATGATGGCTCGTTTCGTAAAGATGAAGAGTTTGCTAGACGCCAAGGCTGCTGCGAACCTACGTTTGTTGGCTACCAAAAATAACATTAATAGAAACAGTGATTATCAATATCTTCTATTACCTGTAACAGATTCCACAGCGCCAGTTAATGGCATCGACTATATTCACCCTGTGGTCAAACCTGTAGTTGATTATGCCAGTGCAGTTATTGCCAAAGGCCTAGCACAAAACGGAGAAATTAACTTTGAATTTGTGCCAGACAATGAAGCAGATTCGGTAGCAGCACGCCAAGCTACCAATATGGTTCACAAACTAGTAAACCAAAACAACGATCCACACACCATTCTACAGCATTGGATTATGGATGCTTGTATGCACAAGAATGGCGAGATGATGGTCAGCCCTTGGCGTGAAAGTTTCGTGCGTTACGTTACAACGCAAGGCACAGAAGATCAACTTAAAGCATTCGAAGCACAAGCAGAAGAATCTGGTCTAACAGCACTGCGTCAAAGCCGTCGTAAGATCCACGTGGATCTAATGCAGGTAATGAAAGAAACTAAACAACAGCTTGATCAGCAACAAGTCGATAATCACGAAGAATTTATTCAACAACAAAGCGATGCCCTAGGTAAAATTGCAGAACAAGAAACTCCAGATTTACCACAAATGCCGGATCTTACCAACGACGATGCCAGTGATGTTTTAAGATCCAGCATTAATCGCAACACAGTATATGAAGCCAAGTATAAACTAACTGGCTATAACTTAAACGTCAAGTTCCGTCCTATTGCACAACATTTTTGGATGTGCGATCCCACAGTTATCAGCATCGAAGAACAACCATTCTGCGGCTACTACAAACCAATGAGTATTCAGGAAGCCACAGAGATCTATCCCGATATCGACGTAGAACAATTTAAAATCTACGCTGAATACAGCAACGTTGGTAGTTACCAAGCTGGTTCATTGCTAAACAACTTGGCCATACACGCACGTGATAGTGTGCCAATCAATGGACTACCAAGTCAAGGTTATTCAGCGCAAGAACCGGAAGCACGCCAAGTCACAGTGTTAACAGTATGGAATCGTTATGATATTGACAATGACGGCGAACTAGAATTAATCGAATTGATCTACTCAGGTCAATATGTTATCTCAGCACGTGAAGTAGAATTCATTCCAGTGGCCAATATGGTTCCAAAACCTTTACCACAAAACTTCTATGGTATGAGCATTGCAGAGTCTGTTATTCCAATGCAGGAATATATGACATCGGGTCACCGTGCAGAATTGCACTTAGGTCTGCAACAAGCTACAAGTCGTATTGGTGCCAAGCCCGATAAGTTAGACTTTGAAATGTTGCAGGACGG